TCGATGATGGCCTGCTTCGCGTTCTTCCATTCGTCGGATTGGGCGGTCGCATTTTTCAGTTCTCCAAAAAGGAGGGCTGCTTTGTCCTTCTCGTTCTCGATGGCGACCTGTGCTTTCCCGATCGCTTTCTCGAGGTCGCTCTGGTAGGTGATGACTTTGTAAAGGGCAAACCCGAGGGCTGCCACGGCTGTCGCTGCCAGAACGTATGGGTTGGCGAGCATCGACTTGTTTAATGCCTCCTGTGCTGCAAGGCTCCGCTCCTTCATTACAATGGCCCTGGCTTCGCTGGCTACCAGAAATCCGTTGGATTCCACGACCAGCAAATTGGCGGCTGCGGCGATCTTCTGTTCTGCTGCCACGGCCATTGTCGCCAGCTTGTATGTCCCGTAAATGGCGATCAGTCCTCCGATGGCTTCTCCGATCGATTCGTAGTTTTCGATCAGCGTGCTGGCTCCTCCCACCAAGTCGTAAAGGATCCCCTTGTTGGCTGTGCCTATCGTGTTGAACATGGCAGCCAGCTTGTCCTGTAAATTGGAAAGCTGCCCGGTGAGGGTCTGGCTTATCAGCGCGTTTGATCCTGCGACTCCCTTCAGTTCGCCGAGGCTCAAAATGTAGGCCTGTATCGCTGCCCCGGTGTTTTCGACTGTGGTCTTCTGTTCCTTAAATGAAAAGGTTACTTTGTCTCCCTCGGCGCTGGCCTTGATCCCGAATTCCTTCAGTCGCTCAAATTGGTTAGTCTGGGCGTCGAGGATGGCTTCTGCCAGCTGGTCGAAGCTCTTTCCGGTTGCGCTGGCTACGTCGCCCAGCTTGACCATCTGTTCCCGGGTTGGTACGAATCCTTGATTGGCCATTTTGATGAAGGCCCCGGTGACCTCGTCGAGCTGGAATGGGGTAGTGGCTGCAAATTCGGCGATCATCGACAGGGCGTCGTTTCCCTTCGCGTCGCCGAGGGTGTTGCGGAGGACGACTCCGAATTTCTCAAATTTGGCGGTTGTGTCCAGAATGGCTTTTCCAAGCATCCCGATGCTGGTGATCCCTGTCAGCGCTGCAAGCCCGGCGAGCCCGCTCCCTGCTTGGTTGAAAGCGTCCTGCATCTTGGTCCCTTCCTTGCTGGCGCTCTCGGTCAATCCCTTAAATGTGGCTTTCGCTTTTGCCGCGTCCGCCGTCAGCTGGGCTGTATCGAGGGAAACGTTAAATCTTATGCTTCCGTTGCTTGTGTCCATCGCTTATCCGTATAGTTGTCTGCGTATCAGTTCTGCGTTTGTCGGGTCGTCTGCATCGATCTCCTCCTCTTTGTCGTCGTAGCTGGGAAGAACCGCGCTATAAAGGGCTGCGTTGGCGTAGCTCATTTCGTGCAAAACGTATGCGGGCTTTAGGTTGTATGCCTTCGCCACACCTGCGATCATCGCCCAGATACTATCGTTCTGTCCACTCCCCTTGTCGCCCTTGTTAGGTTGATTTCTATTAGGGAAGTGGAAAGCCCGAAAAAATCGGCGATCTCCATTCCTACCAAAAGTTGAATGATGAGCTGGTTCAAATCCCGGGGACCGAGCGTCTGGAGGAGCTCTGCTGCAAGCTCGGCCTGCCTGTTAATGGTCACCTCCCTTTCCCTGCGGATCAATCCCCAGAGGTAGGTTTTGGTGATGGTCTTTTTCTGCTGGAGGTTCCGCTCGCCCAGGATCATTGTTGCGGCTATCTTTCCGATGGGCTCGCAATCCTTCGCGATGAGCAGGGTCTCTGTCAGCGTGTTTTCTGCGTTGGTAACGACCGCGGGGAGCTCTGCGATCTGTTCTGAAACCAAGATCAGCGTTGCGGTTGTGGGTGGGGCCACATTGAAGGTATGGCCTCCGACCTCGATTTTCCTTGTCCTTTCCAGAATGGTGTCTGCCACCCTGCTTTCAATGTTGTTTTGCATTTTACCCTCTGCTTTGTGTTGTTGAAAAGTAGGGGCCCGGCTTTGGTGTCCGGGTCCCTGTGGTCATCTGTCTGACCTCTGGTGGTTAGGCCTGCTTGGTGTAAGGCTTCAGAATGTTCCCTGTCTTCGGCTTAAGACCGGTGAAGGTGTATTTCAGAATCTTTCCGTCGGCGCTGGACCAGCTCTCGAGCACGGTTACGGAGGTGTTCTCCATGATCCAGCCCTCGAGGGTGTCGTCCTCCGGTGTGAGCCGCAGGCAGTAGTTGGTGGTGATCAATCCGTCCTCGTCGGAGATCGGCCTGCTGTCGTTCTTCTTGACGAAGATCTCGCATTCGAAGGCGTACTTGTTCTTCTGGGTACGGACGTCGATAACCTCACCGCCTTCTCCGAGCGCTTCGGTTTTCGTTCCTTCTGTGGTGTTCAGTTTGGCTGTGCCTTCCTTGATTACGGGAAGCTCCACCCATGTCGGCGTTGCTGGGACGGCTCCGTCGGTGGTCACCACGATTTCGAGCTTGGGTTTTCCCCATGATAAAATTGCCATAGTGCTTTGGTGTTAAAAAGTTGCTAACTGAAATTTGACTTTTGCGTTTACAAAATGCTGGCCTATCTCGTCTGCCGGGAATGTCTGAATCGTGGCCCCGAGGCTCCAGCGGTATTCGCTCGGTTTTGTCTCCTGTATGATCTGGTTTAGGGTCGTCTCAATCTGGCGGCAGCGTGCGGTATTTTTGACCAGCGTCCCGGCCCCGTTGTCTATGTCTTGGACGTAGACGTTAATGGTCAGCGCTCCGGTCTGGATCTGGCTGTCGAGCCCGGTCATAAAAGAAACGACGGCGTCCTCGCTCTTGGCGTTGATCGGGCGCATCCCGCTCTTGTAAATGGTCCCGGTGATCGTGGTTGCCAGATCGCTTGCTGCTATCAAATTGAAAAGGTCGTTTTCGACCTCTGATCCTGTCTTGGTCATGCGGCTATGAATCCGAGTGATTTCATTAAAATCGGCACCTGTTGCTCCGCCAGAAGCTCTGCGCTGGTGAGCACGTTTAGGTTTCTGGCTTCAACGGCTGCGGCGTATCTCATCCCGGCGACGACGATTAAAACGATCCCGTGCGGGAAGTTGGCCACGGCCTTGTTGAGTAGCTCTTTGGCTGTTGCTCCTCCTGCTCCTCCTTGTGTGGAGCTGGAGTGAATCGTCCCGTCCTTGACCAAAATGTACCCGATCGAATTCCGCAAGTTCCCGGTCCTGTCCTTGTAGCTGCCTTCGTCCCGGGCTGCGTTGATGCATGCGATCCCGATGTACTCGAGGGCGTAAAGTATCGCCGCTTCCCGCTTCTGGGTTTCCGCCAGAAGGTAGGCGTCGATCTGCTGCTGGGGTGTCAGTTGGGTGATGCTCACGATAGGGTTATTTTGATGCGCCCGGCAAGTTCGAGCCGCTGGATTCCCTGCACTGCAAATTCTCCGATGGTGGTTCCTTCTGAATCGCTGATCTGCACCCGGTCTGCGCTGAAGGGCTGGTCGTCAATGGTCGCTGTGTATGCCGCGATCGTGAATTTTCCATCTGCGTACCGGCCCTTGTTGCTGTGGGTGTTGGCTTCGATCCAGCACTCGATCGGGTCGCTCCATTCGCTGGTGACTGCGACCGGGTCGTTGTTCTCATCGAAACCTCCGCCGGTGGTGATCTTGTATTGCAGGCTCCCGTTGGTCATAGCGTGTCGCCTTTGTACCCGTAGGTTGGTTCTTGGTCCCCGATCTCCGAAAGGATCGCCTGTGCTTCAGCTTTGAAGCTCGCCCTCTCCTCCGGGGTCAGCCCGAATGAAACGCCACCCTCTGAAATCGACGGGGCTTTGGAAAGCCAAAGCATGAGGTCTGCTTCTGCAAACCGGTAATCCCGGGAGGCCAGCAGCTCTTTGTCGGCTTCTTGGTGGACGTTCAAATCCCGCCCCATCGCGATCCGGGTGAGGGTTCGCGTGGGGACGGGGTAGTTGGTGATGCTTTTAAGGCATTCGAGGACGTTCATTTCGCTCCCGGTTAGTTACCGCTGTTCCAGCTGGTGTTGGCGATGTTCATGAAAACAAGGGATGCGCGGTTGGTCAGCGCGGGCTGAACGTAGGCTTCTGCCATCGTCACCTCGAGCAGCGGGTTGACGCCGCTGTAGGCGGTTGTTTTGGCGTAGGCTCCCTGCACCTGGAGGGCGCTGGTGTTCTCGATCAGCGGGACGGGCTTGTAGTACGTGTAGCCCAGCTGTGCGGTCGGGCTCAACGTGACGACCTTCTCGTTCCACGGCTTGATCGTGGTCTGGCTTCCGTCCTTCGCTTCGATGGTTGCGTAGGAGTCGATCACCAAAAACTGCGGGTAGCCCTTGCTCCTCATGTAAGCGTTGACGTTGTCGACGCTCAAAACCTCGGTGCTGGTCAGTCCGCTGGTGTTGATCAAAATGGAAGCCACGCGCTTGGTGGTGGCTGTCTGGGCCAGCAGGAGTTCGAATGTGCTCTCCTCGAGGATGGCAAACATCGGCTTCTTGAGGCCCTTCTTGGCGATGGCCTTCTGCTGCTTCACGATGTCGGCGATTCCGTCGGCTGTGGTGTCGCTCCAGACTTTGGTTGCTCCCACGAAATTCTCCGCCGGGACGTTGAAGTTGATCACGTCGGCTGTGGCGTTGTCGCCCTCGATTTCAGCCGGGAAGCTCTGAAGGCCGCTGGATCCAATTCGCAGCGCGTCGATCTCGACTTTGTAGTCGATTCCGTCGTTGCAGGCCTTGATGTCGTCGTATACCATATCAACGAGGTATTGGGCCGTGGCCTTGTCCTGCTGGTTGTTGGCTGCGATGACCTTGAGGTCTTTGTATTCGTTGATCTCCTCCTCGCCCTTCTGCTTGCTGATGGCGAGCTTGGCAAGTTTGCCGCTCCATGAGCCGACTGTCTTGCGGGTTTTCAGCGGGGCCTTAACGTTGAAGGCGACGCGGTCTGCTGATACCGGGATTCCGTCGTTTCCTTCGATCCCCTTAAGGTCGAAGCGCGGGGTGAATTTCAGCGGGAAAAGTTTGGACCATACCAGCCCGGTTCCGGGTTTGTAGCTGTTGACCTCTGCCTGCATTGAGGGTTGGTCAAGGTCGAATAGTGGCTTGTTCATGGTTCTTAAACGGCGTTAATGGTTGGCAAAAGTGCGAGCACCTCGGTGGCTGTGTTGATGGTCTCCTTGCGGACGTTGGCGATGTTGATCAGCTTTACCAGCTGGTCTCCTTTGCCAGCCAGGACCGGTGCGCCGGTGAGGTAGCTGGGTGTGTACTTGGGTACGGCGCTGGATGCGCTGGCTCCTGCGGCTTGGTACAAAACCTTGCCGTTTGCGACGGCTACGCCGAGCGTGATGGTGACCACGTCTTTGGTTGCGTAGGTGGTGGTGTCAACCGCGGTGCAAGCCACGGCTTTTTTGGCTACGCCGATTGCGTCGCCGACCTCAACACCGGATCCTTTGGCGATCTCGATGGTCGTGTCGTCTGCGGCTACGGCCTTTAAAAGGCGGTACGCCTTGATGGGCTTGAGTGCGGTCCCGTCGAGGCCGACCGCTGTCCCGGGTAAAACGTCAAAGGTCGGATTGGCGACTACGCCTCCGCCCGGTTTCTCCCCGAGGATCTGCTCAAAAATCACCGGGCTGATTGCGTCCGGGGCGATTTGTGAAAAGTTTACATCCATGATTTGAAAAAATTAAAAGTGGGTTACTTGGTTGGGAGCCCCTTGATGGCGGCGGCTTCCTGTTCGGCTGCTCTGGCTGCGATTCGTGCTTCGACCTCTGCCGACGGCTTCTCCGGGGGTGGTGTTCCTCCTCCGCCTGCTGGTCTGGTGAAAACTGCGCCCTTACTGACCGCGTCTGCTACGATTGCGTCGGTGTCTGCCTTTACCTCGGTGAGCCATTCGGCGTACTCCTCGTCGCTGTTGAATGTCATCCTTGCGAGGTCCTTCTCGTAACGCGTCCGCAGTTGGTCCGGTGCTTTTTCCATCGCTGCTGCTAATTGCGCTTTGCGCTGGTTGGCGACCTTCTCTCCCTCAAATGCCGCGAGTCTTTCCTCGAGCCGCTTGTTGGCGTCTCTCATTTCCTTCACGTAATCCGGGAGGCCTTCTTCGCCTTTCGGTTCTGCTGGCTTCTTACCCTCGAGCTCTGCCAGCTTCTTCTCGACTGCTGTTTTCTCGGTCCGCACCCGGTCGGTTTCGGATTGGAAAACTTTTAATAGGGGTTCGACTCCGGTGATCGCCTGTTCGATTTGGCTCTCCTCGGTGACGCTCGTTGCCAGATGTTCTGCAAGCCCATCCAGCGCTTTGTCGCTAAACCCGGCGTTTTTGTAGGCTGTTTTTAGCGCTTCTTTGATTTTGATCTTCATACCCTTTGTCTTTTCTTGTTTGTTAAAGTCTGTGAAACAAATCTACGCCGGTTCTAAAGTGTTTCTGTCCCAAACACTTATTTTTTCCATCTTTTTTTTCTTTGGATTCGTTCTAAATTTGATAATCTGCTGAAAATAAACCCTTTAAAACTTGTGAGCGTGTACGGTATTTCGTACCTTTGGAGTGTTGGGTTAGGGCAATGAAGCCCTCCCGAAAAAGCCAAAAAAATGAAATCTGAAAATTCCGCCCACCGCTATTTCCTTATCGTCACCGAAACCGGCAGCAAGGCAGCCCGCTTCCATTACCAAGTCGTCGACGAAGAGGGGACCGTCTATTCTGAAAGGCGCAGCAATCGCGAGTACGTCGCCTGCACCATCACCGGTGAGTTCTATTTCGGTCGCTTGGATCTGATCGGCAAGGGTGACCACGGACGCCGGGTCAAATGGTGCGCTGCTAAAGGCATCGAGTGTCCTCCTGTTGCTTTCATCAATCCGAAGTAAAAAACCCGCTCCCCGGTTCCGCCGGGGGGCTCAAAACCTCAAGTCATGAAATCCTTCTGTATCAGATTTTCCGATGGTAGCGAGCTGGTCGCAAAATATTCAAGCCTAACCCGGGCCGAGGACGCCAATGTCCCAGCCCTTGTGAATGATGGCGATTTCTTCGAGGTACGCGGCCTTAACAACATTTCTCGCGTAACCAAAAAGGCGGGCTTTTGGCACCCGATCCACCCGGGCTTTGCCTTCGGTGGCTATCCGGTTGCTAATGCTATTATCGTCAAAGACTCCCTTTTCAAATAATCGCTCCGGGTTTCGGCCCGGGGCTCAATCCCTTACAAAATGGCATCTGAAAAAATCGCGGTTTACCGCAACAAGCGCACCCGGGAGGTGTTTCGTCTGGCTGGTGTCGACGATCTGGAAATGGCGAAGTCTGTCTATCGGGTTGTCTGCAAATTGAACGGCTGGGATCCTTCCCTATTTTCTCTGGAGGTCGATGTCAAAATGTCACCGGCCCGGCTCTATACCCTCACCTCAAAATCTTCTCCAAATGACTGACGTTAAAAAGCTCAAAAGAGGCGACCTCGTTTGGTTTCGTCTTCCCGATTGCTATGTTCCAATTCTCGGTATCTTTGTAAAAATCCAGCACGACGGCGATCTACTGCTGGCTGATCCAGACGGCTCCGGTGGTCGGATGTCTGTCGCTCCTTCTCAAACCCTGTAATTCTCAAGAATGAAACCCATCGACTCTATCAATCTGGAAATCGCGCAGCTCGAGGAGTTGCGCGTTTCCCTTCCCGGGCTGGACTCCGACCGCTGGTTTGCTCTGGTCCTTTGTCGGGAGCTGCTCACCTCTGGAGGTGTCCCGAATCTCCGGGCTCTGGTTGGTTCTGCTGTCCGCGGGATCCAGCCACAAGTTTCCCGGGCTGCTGGGATCCGCCGGGCCACGATCTCGGATTTCGTTAATGGCAAGTACTCGATGTCGGCGGATAATGTGGAGCGTGTTCTCCGGGCTTCGCTGGCTGTCCGGTCCGGTCTCAAAACTTAACCTATAGGTTTATTTTGGCTTTTCGCCCGGGGTTGCTCCCGGGTTTTTTTGTGTCGTTTCCCTGTCGTTTTTTGTGCCGCGATTTTCCGGTTTGGTGTTTGTTTTATTCATTAAAACGCATTATCTTTGTTTCCTGTAACCTCAAAATTCCGCTAATGGGAAACGCCAAATTTTACAAAGTCACCTTTTTGCATCCGTCTCCGGGTGTCGATCACCGGGATTTCTATTTCGGGTCTCTGGCTGCGATCTACGACCGGTTCTCTGTGGAGGATATCGGCTGCGCTGTGTCCCGGCTCTGGTCCTTCAAAATCTCCCCGGCGAATCCGTACCGGGGTCGTCATTGTGTCATCTCCGAGGAGGTGCTCTGGCGTAAACAAACCAAGAGGGGAGGTGCCAAATGATCGGCGCTATCGTTGGTGATGTCGTTGGCTCCCGCTTCGAGTTCAACAATCACCGGTCTACCAAATTCCCGCTTTTCGCCCGGGCTTCCACCTTTACGGACGATTCTGTCTGCACCATCGCTGTGGCTGAATGGCTGCTCGCTGGTGGTGAGGCTGCTGGTTCCTTTGCTCCCTTCCTCCAGAAGT